GTTTGATCTAGACGTGTACGCCGATAACGGTCAAATTCAAAAGTGGCTGCGGTCATGGCGGGCGCTGCCAACTGGCCAAAACAACCTAAAACGTACCGCCCACCACACTTTGCAGTTAGATTGTGAATCCGGCGTTGGCTTAAATTTATACCCCGCCTACGAAAGTCAAGATATTGTTACAGAATCAGCAGAATATTTAATAGCTGAATTTTTTCAAGTTATATTAGCCACCGAAGCTAACGTTGAGCTAACAACTGAAGAAGACGATAATTTTAAGACGTTAGGGCAGTTTGATGGCGTAGACATTAATGGCTACCAACTTACGACTAACGCGTATCTTGCTGCGCCTGGATACGATCCGCAGGTAATGTTGCGTTGGTCAGATGACGGCGGGCACACATGGTCTAACTATCATACGGCCAGCATCGGCAAGATCGGCGAGTATTACCGCCGGGTGTTCTGGCGCCGACTAGGCATGACCTTGAAGCTGCGCGACCGGGTGTACGAGTTGTCAATGACCGACCCGGTCAAGATCGCCATTATGGGCGCTGAGCTACAACTTAGCGGCACCAATGCCTAGCCCACCTAACATAACCAATATTACGCCCCCACGGGTGCCGTTAATTGACGAGCGCACGGGTTTAATCTCGCGTGAGTGGTATCGGTTTCTTCTTAGTCTGTTTAACCTGACGGGAGGCGGCACTAACACCACGTCCTTAACCGATTTGCAGTTAGGGCCACCTGCGCTGGATCAGATTGCTGAACTTGCCAAGCAAGTTGAGGGGCTGGAAGCTACGCCAATCCCGGCGTTGGGCACGTTTGCTGCGCTTCAACAAGCCAACTTGCCGTGGACAACCTTTGACACTACGCCAGAAGCGGTGCCTTCAGTAACTACCGGCACGCTATATTGGGATAATGAAGAGCGCGCTAAAACATTAGCGCTTGTCATGGAAGGCACGGGCGATATTATCCAAGATATTGGCGAAGACACGTTTTACCGGGTCAAAGCCACCGCCACAATTACCAAAGGCCAAGTGCTTATGTTTACCGGCACCGTGGGGGCTTCTGGCGGCTTATTGGCCGCGCCCGCTACCGGTTTAAATGCATTTCAAGGCGAATATATTTTAGGCATCGCCACGCAGAACATTGCGCTTAATGGCTGGGGATACGCTACATGGTTTGGTGAGGTTAGTAAAGTCAACACTACAGGCGGCGCGGAAGCATGGGTAGACGGTCAAATTTTGTACTACAACCCCGCTGTAGCTGGAGGGTTGACAAAAAACGTACCTACCGCGCCAAACCCTAAAGTTATTGTTGCTTCCGTTGTCCATGCGGCAACCAACGGCATTTTGTTTGTGCGGCCTACGTTTGGTTCAGCTCTAGGCGCTACGGACTCTAACGTAGAAATTACCAGTTTAACTAACGGCGATATTCTTCAGTACGACGGCACGCAGTTACGTTGGGAAAATGTGCCTGCATCGACGTTACCTGTCGGTACGGCTACCAACTTAGCAGGCGGCGCAACAGGATCAGTGCCGTATCAATCTGCGGCAAGCACTACTGCAATGCTGCCTATCGGCACCGCATTGCAGGTGCTCAAGGTCAACGCAGGCGCCACAGCCCCTCAGTGGGTTAGCGGCGCAGCCTTGACTAAAGTTGACGATACGAACGTCACGTTGACTCTGGGCGGAACGCCAGCCACGTCGTTGTTAGCCGCTACTAGCTTGACGTTGGGTTGGACAGGTCAGCTTGCGGCTACGCGTGGCGGCACAGGGTTTGGCTCCTATGCAGTAGGCGATATTTTGTACGCCGACACAACTACTACGTTGGCAAAATTACCCGATGTAGCAACGGGTAATGCGTTAATTTCTGGTGGCGTAGGTGTGGCCCCTGCATGGGGCAAAATTGGGTTAACGACTCATGTCAGCGGAACTTTACCTGTTGGTAATGGCGGCACTGGCACAGCCACGGCATTTACCGCTGGTTCAGTTGTGTTTGCTGGCGCGTCGGGGGTTTACAGCCAGGATAACGCCAACTTTTTTTGGGATGCCGCAAACATTCGTTTGGGTATAGATACCGCCACACCCGCTTGTGCTTTAGACGTTGTGGGCGGTATTCAAACAAGCCGCACTGGAGTTACAGCGCCAGCCGCTACTGACGGCAACGTGTTTAGTGGGACTTATACCCCTTTGCAAGTAAGCACAAACACTAACGTTGATGCCGTTACTTATCAATCTGCTCAGTATATGAGGGTTGGTAATACGGTCACGGTTAGTGGGCGCGTGGATATTGACGCAGCCGCAACAGGCAATACTGTAGTTCAATTTAGTTTACCTATTGCCTCTAATTTTTCTAGCACCGCCCAAGGTGCGGGGACAGCGGCATTTACAAGCGCCACGGTTGCCAATAATTCATTTGCAAGATTGTCGGCACAAACTACCGATGACTGTATATTTTTACAATGCAATTCAACTAATACGTCGTCTGTGTCATGGTTTTATACTTTTACTTACAGGATTATTTAAATGATTGATTCGGTAAAATTAGACTGGGTAAATCAAAATATTACCGTTACGCTCAATAACGGCGCAACAAAGGAATACGCGCAAGCCGATAAGGACGCGTACCTTAGCGACTATCCTGACCGGGGTTCAGATATTGTTGCGATGGGTTGGAATAATTAAAGGACACAAAAATGACTGTTAATCTTTCAATGTTTGCCGGTGTCGGCGCGCAAATTTTTAGCAACAATGGTGTGCCTTTGGCTGGGGGTAAGATTTTTAGCTACCAGGCAGGGACTACCACGCCACAAACAACATATACAACTTCAGCAGGAAACGTTGCGCACCCTAACCCGATAATCTTAGACGCAGCAGGGCGAATTCCGTCTGGCGGTGAGATTTGGCTAACAGATAGCCAACCGTATAAGTTTGTACTTCAAACAAGCGACGATGTTTTAATTGCTACATACGACAACGTCGACGGTAATGGGTCGGGCATTTTGGCATCATTGGCAGCACCGAATGGCGCAACATTAGTAGGTTTTACGGGCTTCAAATCACAAGTTGGTACGGTTGATGACCTAGCTGATGATGACGGTTCAGATTGGATTGGTTTTAAGCAAAGCGGCGCTAATGCAGTTGCTCGATCCGCGCAAGACAAAATGCGCGACATTTTTAGCGTTAAAGATTTTGGCGCTGTTGGCGACGGTGTAGTGGATGACACCACCGCCGTTATTGCTGCGATAACTGCTGCGGTTGCCTCAACACCCGCAACGTTAGTTTTTCCCGCGGGAGTGTATAAATGCACCAGCGTACTTGGTGATTTTACGGCGTCTAATTTAAGTTTGATTGGTGAAGACGCAACGCTTGATTTTGGGAGTATTGCAACAAGCCCTGCGGTAACCATGCTTAGTTTTAGCGGGTCTATTGCTGCGGGTATTTCTTTGACTAGCAATGCGGCAAACGCACAAAAAACTATTTCGGTGGTGTCATCTACTTTTGCGGCTGGCGATTTTGTAAAAATAAAATCAACTTCAATTTGGGATTCAAGCCGTACTAACACTACTTACGGCGAGTTAAACTTTATCCAGTCCGTGCCTGGATATAGTTCGGTCGTTGTAGCTAATGATTTGATGAGTACGTATACAACAGCGGCAAGTGCTACCATTGCAAAGATTACGCCGGTTCGCAACATCAACATTCAAGGTTTAAAGTTGCAAGGCCCGACGGGTAACGATAATCATAAAGGTATTGTTATCACTTACGGCATCAACTGCACAATTGACGGCATTCAGAGTTATGACATGGATGCAATTCATGTGCAATTTTTTGATTCTACATTCTGCCGTGTTCTGAACTCGTATTTCCAAGAGTCCAACGCTGCAACCACAGGTTATGGCACTAGTTTTGCGGATGCAACGCAAGATTGCTCCGCTGAGAACAATGTCTACACCGATGTGCGCCACTCGTTGAGTACCAACAACTCTGCGGCTGGCGGCGTTACTCGGCGCATTTTATTTGCTAACAACATTGTGACCGATTCGGCGTTGGCAACAAGCGGAAGTGGTGGGGATGCAATTGACGCCCACGCAGGTTCAGAAGACATATCAATTATTGGAAATATCTGTAACGCCTCATCTGGATCGGGAATTAACGTAGAAGGCCGATCCACTACTATTTCTGGCAACGTAATTTCGTTTACGCAAGGCAACGGGATTACCCACCAAAATTACACCGACCTTACTGGTTGGACAAACATTTCAAACAACACGCTTAGAAATGTTTTGGGTAGCTATTGCATTGCAGCTGTCCCAAATACTGCATCATTCGGAACTTGCACAATTAACGGCAATAACATTGATGTTTCAGAAAAAACAGGGGTACGCGCTCGTCCAACGGGAGCGTTTCAATTTGTCAATATTAATATTTCCGGGAATTCAATCCGAATGACTGGAGCATCAACAGGTGCAGGAATTGACGTTGAGTCAGCGTTGGCGGGCTCCATTTCGGCCAACTCGGTGCAAGCGCCTGCTGTCGGAATTCGAGTGGAAAATGGCCAAAACGTTGCGATTACAGGTAACTCAGTTCGCTTAACCACAGACAGTGGGGCAGTAATTGGTTACGGTGTGCGATTGTCCGGCACGTCTTACGGCTGCGTAATTAGCGGAAATGCCTTGTATGATGACAGCACGCTCACCGGATCAAACGCAACTTCGTTTGAAAATACTGTTACGTATTCTGGTGTCTTTGGTAACGTGGGGTCAAAATTTACCGCCGCTACCAAGTTTAACATTGGCACTGGTACTGGTACTGGCAACGCGGCGGCTAATAACATTGAAGGTGTTTAATTATGAACCAACCAATGCGTTGGCCTGCCGATTTTCCCAATAAGCATGACCACCAAGAAGGATGGGGTAAACCAAAATGACCGTTACCGTTAAAGTCCTCATTCCCGCCAAGACAGCGGAGGACACCCAAAAAGAGCAATACACTGCGGTGGGTGTAACGACCATCATCGACAAGTTTACGGCTACTAACTACAGCGCGTCTGCTGCTACCATTAGTGTCAACTTGGTAACGGGTGCAGATACGGCGGGTAACCAGAACTTGATTACCAAAACGAAAACATTGCAGCCGTCCGAAGTCTACACGTTCCCAGAGATTGTAGGCCAGGTCTTGGCACCGAGCGGTTTTATCTCTACTATCGCGGGAACTGCTGGTGTTATTAATATTCGGGCATCTGGCCGCGAGGTAACGTAAACTATGAACGCAGTAGAGCTTTTTGACGCAGATAGCACGGCGGTAATTACGCCAGAGCTAATGCGGCAAAAGGTTGTTGCACTGCAAGATGAACTGTTGCAGATGCCGCAGGCCGATATTGTAACCACGCACACGTTTTTGCCGGGCGTGTACGAGCGAAAGATTACGGTGCCACCGTGGACAGTATTGACGGGCGCTGCGCACAAGACGGGCTACCGCGTGCGGCTGGAAAAAGGCAAGATTGCGGTCAATGTAGACACTGACGTGGTTGTGCTAACAGCACCATGCGAGTTTGACGCCAAGGCAGGTGAGCAGCGCGCCGGGCGGGTGTTTGAAGATGAAGTGGTGTGGGTGGACGTGTACGACAACCCAGACGATTGCCAAGATATAGAAACACTAGAAGACCGGCTGTACGTGGTGCCGGAGTGCGGACTAGGTGACACACGCAGACGGTTGGCCATTGAATCAGCGCAAGCGGACTACCAGCTATTTTTAGAGCAGTTGGGGGTAGATCAGCCCACAATGGACGCCATAGTGACCATTGAAAGCGATTTGATTAATATGCCAGAAGGGCACAACGTAGAGCTGAAGGCGTCGCCGGTGCATGGTATTGGGATGTTTGCAACGCGGCACTTTTTTGCGGGTGAAGTTATTTGCCCAGGCCGGTTGGGTGGTAAGCGTACTCCAGCAGGACGGTACATTAACCACTCTTGCGACCCGAACGTAATACCGTACAAGTTTGGCGACGATTTATATGTGATTGCCTTAAAAGATGTGGGCATCGGTAATGAGCTTCTTATCAACTACCGAGATGCCGTGGGCACAAATTTTGGCTTTTACTTATCAGGGGAAACATTATGTCAGGATTTATAGCAGGCAGCGTAATTAGCGGCGGCGCGTCGTATTTAGGCTCAAAAGAACAATCAAAGGCTACAGACCGCGCAACTAAGTTGCAGGAAAAAATGTTCAATAAGCAAATTGAACTGCAAGAACCGTTTCGCGAAGTGGGGGTTAATGCGCTGCCTGAGTTGGTACAAGCATCCAAATACACGCCCTTTACGATGGAGCAGTTTCAAGCGGATCCTGGCTATGCATTCCGACTGCAAGAAGGCATGAAAGCACTTGACCGAACAGCGGCGGCCCGAGGCGGCTTGCTGTCTGGCGCCACCCTGCGTGGCGCGCAACGTTACGGTCAAGATTTAGGATCGCAAGAATATACTAATGCCTTTAATCGCTATCAGCTAGAACGTCAAGCACGCCTAAACCCGTTGCAAAGTCTTGCCGGCATGAGCCAGACCGCTGCCAACACGATGTCTACTCAAGCGGGTCAGTTTGGTGAAAACATGGCGCAGAACGCCATGACGCAAGGCAACATCCGCGCGTCAGGCTACATGAACACTGCAGGCGCATTGACAAGCGGATTGAATCAATATTTGAACCGTCAACAACAACAAAGGTATATGAATCAACTTGGCGACACCGATATGCTTTACCGCACTATGGGCAGCAGCGACTATTCTAGAGGAACACGGAGCTTCTAACCATGCCACCAATTGACTACACCATCCCCGGGCAGTTTCAACGTGTTCAGCTTGAGCCGCCAGAAAATGCAATGGCGCGCGTTATGCAAATGCGCGGCTTGCAAGAGACTTCGCAGATGAATGCGTTGAGAGCGCAAGAGTACCAGCAAAAACAGCAAGAAGCACAACAATTGCAACAAGATAAAAATAAGCTTGCGCAAATTTTAAGCGCGCATGAATACGGTACGCCGGAATTTATTTCTGCGATACAGAAAAACTTACCTCACCACTTACCGACTGTTCTTGAAAACATAGATAAGTTTGAGACTGCAAAATCTTTGCGTACAAAACGTGAGGAAGAAGCAACAACAGCGCAGCGAAAAAATAAAGAAGCTCGCCGCGCAACTGCAATTAGCCAAATCGCTAGTGCCCGTAGTCCTCAAGAAGCGCTAGAAATGTCGCAAGCCGCTTTTGCTGCTGGCGATATAGGCCAGCTAGAAGTTAACTCTTTGTTGGACGAGCTTTACAACGCCCCTAAGATGAAGGATTTTTCACAGGGTAGAAGAATAGGGTTGTTAGATCCAAAAGAGGCTTTGGCTGAGGGCCGTGAAGCAGAGGCAGCTAACGTTAAGCAAATAGACACACGGCGAAAGCAGTTTGACTTGATGTACCCGCCAAATTTAATTCAATCTGCCGAGGACGTTAAAAACCGGATTCTTGCTCAAGCAAACGATCCTGTGCTCAAGCAACTGTTGACCCAATTTGGCACACTTGAAGAAATTATTGCTAGAGATGTAGCTGAGTTTGGCCGCGATTCACTAGGCTATAAACAACGTTTAGCGGGCGTACCAACTGCCGACATTTTAAAAGCTGCGGAAGACAAAAAAGATAAAGAATACAGTCAATATAGACTTAACGAGCTACTTAACCGCAGACAACCTTTAACGCAAGAAGAATACTTTAATGGCGCGCGCGGAACTACTGCTGCGCCTGCTGCTGCTGCGCCTGCTGCTGCTGCGCCTGCTGCTGCTGCGCCTGCTGCTGCTGCGCCTGCTGCTGCTGCGCCTGCTGCTGCTGCTGACGCAACCGCCGCCGCGTCAACAAAACAGGAAATACCAGCAGAAACTCCTGTAGTCAAAGAAGATAGAGCTTACGGCGTTGATTTGTTAGACCCAGACGCGCAGGCTTTGTATACAGCAGCTGCCTCAGAAAAAGACCCCACAGTAAAAGAAACGTATTTTAAATTAGCTGAAAAAATTCAGACTGAATTTGCAGCCAGACGCCGCAACCAAGAGTTAACAGGAACTTTTCAAAATGTTGATATATCGCTGCGTGAGCTAGATAGACTTAAAAAAGAACCGCCAACGCCTGAAAATCAAAATCGAATTAAGGTATTGCAAGGGTTGATTGATGCGGCGCAAGTTCAGTTGCGTCCACCTACGCCAACAGATATATCTAAAAAAGAAGATGAGTTAGTTAACTTACAAGATAGACTTGCTGCAGAAACAGATCCAACAAAAAAGAAAACGCTTAAAGATCGAATTGCTCGGCTTAAAGCGGATATCAGAGGCGATGTTTACGGGCGAGAAAAAACGCCTGCAACTACGCCTGTACAAGATGCGCTAGTCTCTAAAGCTATTTTAGACGGGCGCCTTGACCCAGGCAAAGTAAATAGCCGCAATATAGCTACGATTGCTAAGACTTTGGAGATGAATCCAAATGCCAATCTTAAAGAGCTGAGTATCGACGCTATGAGTGGGGCAGCGTCATCAAAAGCCTTGGCAACTCAGTCAGCTAAGATTTTGACTGCGGCTAATGAAGCTGACAGCATGATAAAGATTGTCAGAAACGCATCGGCAAAAATAGACAGAACGCAATACCCAACCATAAACGCAATACAAAATGCGGTGGATAAAGGCACAGGCGGTAAAGAAATTGTAAAGTTAAATACGGCGCTTAATGCGTTAATTAACTCATATGCGCGCGCTATTAACCCCACGGGCGTGGCCACCGTATCGGACAAAAACCATGCGCGTGAGATTATTAACAGCAATTACGCATCTGGCCAGCTTGACGCTATTCTTGACGTAATGCAAGAAGAGATGCGCGTTGCTAAAGCGTCGCCAGGCGAGGCTTCAGCGCAACTCAAAGAGCAGAGAAATGCGCCAAAAGCAGCAGCGCCAAAAGCATATACAGATGCGGAAAAAGAACGTCGGTATCAAGAGTGGAAAGCCAAGCAGGGGGGCAAATAAGCTATGACCGAACAAGAAGAGTTTGAATTTCGCCTCCGGCTTGAACGCGAGCGGGAACAACCTTTCCTGCCTGAAGTTGTTGTAGCAGAAGATAGATCTATACCTAGCGATTTTAATAGGGCTACTGATTTAGATCGCTTGCCCGGCCCCCGCCGCTCGCTTACAGACATAGGTCAAGGCATTACTGAAGTGCCAGGCGTGTTAGCCACTGGATTGTTTGGCGGTTTAGTCGGTAATATAGCTGGCCCTATTACCAGTATGTATGAGGGGTCATTTGGCACACCGCAAGGTGTACGCCGCGCGGAACAAATTGCCGGTAATGTGCAGCAAGCGCTTACCTACGCACCGCGTACGCAGACAGGCCGCGACATACTGAGCGGTTTGTCGGGGTTTTTAGACACAACCAAACTAGCCGGGTTAAACCCTTATGCTGCTACTGAACTAGGCGCATTAAGCGCGCCTGTAATTCGGCAAGGTAAGCTTGCCGCTGGCGCAAAACTTGATGCGCGTGCAGCAGCGCAACAAGAAGCAAACGTTGCGCGTAGTTTTGAAAACGCTGCAAAAATTGATGCGTCTAAATTAGCGGTTAAACACGGCATTATTCTTGACCCATCAGAATCTAATCCCACAGCTGTAAATCGTTTAACCGCGGGCGCAGCTAAGTCAGTAACAAATTTCTCGAAAAAAGCGTCGCAATTAAACGATGTGCGGTTTACCCAGATGGCCGCAAAAGATATGGGTTTGCCGCCTAACACGGTGTTGGATTCTGATGCAATTACCGCCGCGTTAGCTAAACACGACGCGCCATATAAGGCGGTGGGGCAAATTTCTAGAGTTGAGCCTGACTCAAATGTAATGCGCCAAATTGAATCGTTGCGCATCACCCGCCCTCCAATTGGCGGGGAAAAAAATGCGGCTGCGGTCAATAATTTAGTAGATGAAACTATTGCTAAAATTAATGCTGGGCGTTCGGGTAGCGAAATTAACGTCGACATACGTAATCTTCGACGCCAAGCTAAAGAGATATATGACGCGCAACAAAAAAGCGGCGTGCCCGACTCTACTTTAATAGCTAAAGCAGAAGCAAACAGTAGTTTGGCAAATGCTCTAGAAGATTTAATTGACGCTAACGCACCAAATGCAGAAGTGTTGGCAAACCTGCGTAAAGCACGCACGGCAAAAGCTAAAATTTACGATTACGAGCGCGCGCTTAATAATCAAACACACCGTATTGATCCGCAAGTTCTGGCTAAGATGGCCAGAGATGAGAAAAAACCATTGACGGGTATTGCTGCCGACATAGCTAAGATCGCCAGCGTATTCCCCGACGTAGCGCGAACTGGGCAAACCGGTATGACGCCTTTCGCGCAAGGTTTTGCTCGTTCTGGCGCGGCGGGCACAGCCGCTGCAGGCACTGCGACGTTAATAGGCGCGCCGATTGCCCCGTTTGCGGTTGGAGGCGCATTGGCCGGCTATTTTGGTGGGGGTTTGGCTGCAAATCGTATGCTAAAACCAGGCTATCAAGCCAAGTATGCAATCCCCCAAGACTTTAGGCCGCCTATTGTTGAGAACAACCTGCGTCCGGTGCCTCTGTCTACCGACCGTAACTTGCCGGTGCCTTACGATTACCGCAACGCGTTGCTGACCAAAGATCAAATACCTAACTGGGTGTTCGGCCAAGCTATTCCTGAAGGTGATGTCCGCGTGGGCGTGCCGTCTGGCCCCCAGTTGGAAGCCCCAAGCGCTCAATCGACCATGCGTAACGTAGAGCAGCAGCGCAGGTATGACTATCAACGCCAAAAAGCGGCAGAAGAGGCTGCGGCTGCGCGGCAGGCTTCCGGCGAGGCGGCTACCCGCGCGCCAACTAGCGGTGAAGTGGTGTTGGAACTTGACCCGGTAACCGGTAAACTACGCAGCACCAGCCAAGGCATCAAAGGCGCGACGCTGGAGGTAGTTGAAGACCCAAGCAAAGCGCTAAACAGCGCGGTAACTAAAGTGTCGTCGGGGCGTCGGTTTGATTTGACCGCAGTTGAAAAAGTGGCATGGGAAAAAACTAAGGTTGATCTGGCGGTAGTAGACGCCGGGTTGGCCAAGCTGTCCGATAAAGCATTGGCTGAGAAAGCAATGGATCGGGCGTGGATTGCTGAAACAGTTGCCAAAGCAAAACAGAAAGCGGCTGCATTTGCAGAGATTGAAAAGCGATCCAAAGACGCGCAGCAAGTAGCCCGCGCTAAAGCTGAACGTGAAAAACTTATGGATGTGCTAGAGGCGTTAGAGCCGCAACTTAGCCGCGCGCGTGCTACGTCGGTTGGGGAGCAAGGCCCAAAAACCCGCGAAGCTATTCGCAATCGTTTAGCGCCAAACAATCAGAACAACCTTCGAAAATAACTCTACGACATGGACACGCAGATACTTTTTAATATCGCCGTAGCGATTGCCGGGTTTTTCGGCGGCTGGATACTGAACAACATCCACCGATCCATTGACCGGCTGGACACGGATGTGCGCGCCATGCCGCACGTCTACGTCACCCGCGAAGACTACCGTGACGACATGCGCGAAGTAAAAGAGATGCTTGGAAAGATCTTCGACCGGCTGGAGTCTAAGCAAGACAAATGATCGATCCGGTAACAATCGGTCTGGCGATTGCGGGCGTCAAGGCTGTTGTCACTGGCGTCAAGGAAGCCGCAGCACTTGCCCGCGAAGCGTTTGACGAGATCAACGGCGCTGTCGAGTCCGGCAAGACGCTGGCTGACTCCATGTCGGGCGTCACCAAATTTTTTGCCGCCGCCGGCAAGTACGAAACCAAACGCAGCCAGCTTGAAGAAGCCAAGGTAGCCCAAGAAGCAGCAGTCGCCAAGGGTGAGCCCGTGCCCGACTACGTGTCTGACGCTGAGTACGTCATGGAGCTGATGATTATTGATCGTCAGATCAAGCAGTATTACGACGACATCAAGCACGTCTTCACCTACCATTTTCAAGAAGCCGGCATGTGGGACGAGTTCTGGCAGCGCATGCACAAACTGCGCTCTGAACGGGAAGCCAAGGCCGAAGCTGCTAGGCAAGCCGAAACAGAAAAGCGCCTGCATGAAAAGCGGCTTGAGATGCAAAAGCGCCGTGAACGTCAGAAGCTAATAGATGGCGTTGAGGCGGTAGGGGCGAGCATTGTTATCGCAATCATTATTCTGATATTTTGCTGGGCAATATGGTGGATGCTTCAACAAGGGGGCTGACATGCTAGGACTAGACGCGCTGCTGGGTATCGGCGGCAAACTGATCGACAAACTGATTCCTGATCCAGAACAGAAGGCCAAGGCGCAACTGGAGCTGGCCAAGATGGCCCAAGATGGTGAGCTGGCCAAGATGGCTAACGACACCGACTTGTACAAGACGGAGCAGAATAACCTGACTCAGCGCCAGCAAGCCGACATGGCCAGCGACAGCTGGCTGTCCAAAAACATCCGACCACTGACGCTGGTATACATCTTGGTAGCGTACATGGCGTTGGCAATTCTGGACGCGGCGTTAATTGACGTTGCTGACGCGTTCGTTGAGCTGCTAGGCCAGTGGGGTATGCTGGTAATGTCGTTCTATTTTGGTGGCAGAACGCTTGAGAAGATTATTGACATGAAAGCCAAGAAATGAAAGAGAACTTCGACGAAGCCCTTAAAGCCATCCTGAAGCACGAAGGCGGTTACGTTCATCACAAACTTGACCCAGGCGGCATGACCAACTTGGGCGTCACCAAGATAGTGTGGGAAGAATGGGTAGGCAAAGCTGTTGGCGAAAGCGAGATGCGCGCGTTGACCCCGGTTACAGTGGCACCGATGTACAAGAAGAAGTACTGGGATGCGGTCAAGGCCGACGAGCTGCCAACGGGGCTCGACTATCTGATGTTCGACTTTGCGATCAATGCAGGGCCAGGCAGAGCGATCAAGACCATGCAGAAAGCGATTGGAACGAACCCTGATGGCGCCATCGGCCCCAAGACCATGCAGGCGTTAAAAGACGCCGATCAGGCAGACTTGATTGCCAAGTTCAGCATGGAGAAGGAGCTGTTCTACAAGTCGCTCCCGACGTTCGCAACCTTCGGCAAGGGCTGGATGCGTCGGGTAGCAGAGGCGCAATCACATGCGGGGACGATGCTGGCGTAACTGCCGGCAGACCTCACGGTCGCGCGTTGACATGTCAGGCGCGATCTCGGCCACGCCGCACTCGGCGGCGGTAGGCCGGGGTTGCTCTGGTACAAAGAAGGTCAGAAAGCCCACGACAGCTACCACGATGGCGGCGTAGTAGATAAGGGCAAGTTCTTTCATACGCTCAAGAGCCGGCCTAAAAACTTCACCATTGGCGACTCATAGTAGGGCTTGGCGCCCAGCATGATGTCCTGCACAAACCGCTCCTCGGGCGTTGATTGGCGGGTGTAAAACTGCGGCACGTAATACGCGCCAATCTTCGGGGGTTCTTCTCGAATAAAGTGTCCGTCACGAAGCATCGTCTTTCCTCCTATCTTCATTTGCGCGGCGGGCGTCAACGCCTTTCCTTTTTATCAACGCCACCTCGTCATTAGTATAAATCGATTTCCCCACCATAACGTTACCTGCTATCCACACCTCGGCAGTGTAGGCATTGTTCTTGCATGAGTCACACTTGCGCTGGCGCCGGATGCCGCCTGGCTGCTGGGTGGTGTTTACCACGTAGGTCTTGGCACCGCACTGCTGACATTTCATGGGCGTACCGCCTTGGCCATAACTTCTAGGCGTTCACGGGCGTCACGCAGGGCGCAGTACCGCTGGTGCAGGCGTTGCAAGTGAGAAGACCGGCGTTCGGTCAGCTGCTCTTGGGTCAGCAGAGCGAACACCTCGTCTTCGGATAGCGACGCCAAGACATCATTCAGGGCGCGCCAGCTTTGCTTTTTCATCTTCTATCCTCTGTTCAATGTCGTTGACCTGTTGCAGCGCCCGGTCGAACGCCTTGGCCATCTGGTTTAGTTCCTTCTGGCGTATGCGTTCTTCGGTCTGCGCAACCTTCAGTTTGGCCTTCCAATAATCAATTCTTTTCACGTTGTTCAGCCTCCAGTTCACGCAGGTCATTGGCGACGTCTGAGACGCCGTGCCAATCGGATCGGGCGATCATGACGTGCAGGTAATCGATCAAAATTTCACGTTGTGTTTCGTACTTGGTAAAGTCAGTCATTTCAGTGCCTCCATAGCTATGTCGGAAATTGCTCGTTTGTCGTGCAGTGCTGCGTAAATTTTTTCGTCAACTGTCTTGTCGGCGAGTAGGATATACACCCAGACGTCGTGCAGCTGTCCGGAACGGTGCAGTCGTCCAACCGTTTGCTCGTACAGCTCCAGGCTCCACGGCAGCGACAAAAATACCATGTGGCATCCGCCGTGCTGTAGGTTAAGGCCATGCCCGGCTGATTTGGGATGTACAGCGAGGAGTTCGATCTGTCCCGCGTTCCATCGCTCAATCGCCTTATCGTCGTCGAGGGTGGTAAGTTTTGGATGGCGGCGACGAAGTTCCGCCACCTCCTCCTGAAACTGGTAAACCAGTAGCGTATTCGCATGTTGATTCTCCTCCAGTAGTTCGTCTAGTCGATCAAACTTGTGCCCGCTAAACCACACTGCCGTCTTGCTGTTGATGAACTGACCCGGCACGGCAGACGCCACTCGGCTGCTGTCGTACACAAAGCCAGACGCCATCTGCTGGAGCTTAGACGTCACGGCTGCTGCGTTGGCGGCTAATATCTCAGCGGTCGGAAACTGTACTACAAAGTCTTTTTTCATCTTCTCGTATGGCGCGCGGTCATCCAGCTGACACCGCAGCTCAACCACATGACACTCGGGCAGCTTGTCCTTGTATTCGCCAGGCTCCAAAACGTAGGTGGCCGGCTTGATGCGCTGCATGACCAAGGGCAGGGCACCGGGGCGTGGCAACCACTCGCCAAAGTCGCGGTTCATACATACAAAGTATTGCTGCAAGAAGGCGCCCTTGGCGCGGCCTAAGAGCTTCTCATCGACGATCTTGCACTGGCCGAAGACGTCTTCGAGCCCGTTGCTGGTAAACGATCCGGTCAGACCCCAGCGGATTGGCACGTCGGCGATAATCTTTTCAAATGCTTTATACCGTTTGCCAGACGGGTTTTTCATCTTGGTTAGCTCGTCTAGCACGACGCCTTTAAAACCAAACATACCTAATGTTTTGCCATTGCTTAACAGTGAATCAGATAGCCATTGCAAATTGTCGTAGTTGATGACAACAACGTTAGCGCCAGTTTTTGCAGGCGCATCAAAAGCCTTAATGCGTTGCGCAGACGTACCAATAGCCACGGTGCAGCTAAGACCCGTAGTCCATTTGGGCATCTCCACTGGCCACACGTCCGTACACACACGTTTAGGCGCAACAACTAACCAACGTGCGTTAGCAAATATAGGCTCACGTAGCATCGCTTGCATAGCGGTCAGCGTGATAGCCGTCTTGCCTGCACCCACGGGTGCCAAGATCATCGCGCGGTCACGCTCGTACAAAAAGTCAGCCGCTTCATCCTGGTAAGGTCTAAGTTGCATCGTTGCCTCTGGCGCGATCCCACGCTGCTGCCGCTTGTTTTAACGCATATCCGACGGCCTCTTGACTGCGCTCATCATCAGCCACATCAAGCACCGTAAATTCAAAATGCCCATCCCAATGATGGGTAATTACCAGCGTAGAAGTTACTGGCTGGCGTTTGGTAGAAAGATCAATGACGCTCATCCCTGCCTCCTTGCGCGGATCATGACTGCCGCCACCACACCTTGGTTATGCCATTGACCATGCAGCCATTCCTCGCATAATTTCGCACACGCCTCGCGTTCTGCTGCTGCGATTAAGTTAGCAAAGTGTTCAAGATTTTCGGTGTATACGCATTCAGGGTAAGTAAGTACGGCGTCAGCCGCAGTCCAATCGCCGCTTTCGCCCTCACGCATCCCCGCTTCCCGCGCCATGCGGATAATTTCTTCCGTGTCTAATCCACTCATCAACCATCTCCTTCGACCATAAACAAGCGTAGTTTTGTTTCAATCGCAACACGTCGTTGCGGAATATCTTTTGCAGCTCGGACAGGCGGCCCTTGGGTGCTTTCAGCTCCACAAACCACGTTGATCCATCAGGCATACAAGCTAAGCGGTCACTAACCCCGCGCTGTGTGACAGACTTGAACTTGTACGTCTTGCCACCGGCACGCTCGACTGCCCACACAAAATAGTTTTCAATTTCTTTTTCAAGCATGGCCGAAATATAACACCCTAAAAAAGTATTTGACAAGGATTATTTTAGGGTCTACAGTCGAGGCTCAATCACAAAACGGAGGTAAGGATGGATCACTCTAATGTTGTCGGCGGCTCGACTGCCAAACGCGTCATCAACTGTCCGGCGTCAGTCAAGCTGGTGCAACGCATGCCGCCCAAGCCATCAAGTGAGCACGCAGATCGTGGCACGCTGCTGCACAACGTGATTGCCGAACTCTTAGAGTTCGACAAGAAGCCAGAGCAGTGCATTGGCGCCCAATATAAAGATCAAGTTCTGACACAGGAGTTAGTTGATGAGAAGATTATTCCCGCTCTCGAAGCACTCGACACCATCGACCCCGACAAGACGATGGAGTACATGGTCGAAACCCGAGTTAGCTATGGCGATTTTTTGCCTGGTGTGTTTGGTAGCACTGACCTACTTGGGCGTAAAGATAAACGCGCTGTCGTTCTCGATTGGAAGTTTGGCGATGGCGTATCTGTGGATGCTGAAAACAATCCTCAGCTCATGTTTTACGCAGCAGCAGCGATGAGAACACCGGCAGCGCAGTGGGTGTTTGAAGGAGTAGACGAGATCGAGTGCATCATCGTGCAACCGCCCATGATTCGCCGTTGGGTGACAACACCCGCACGCATTAAAGAGTTCGAGCAAGAGCTGCTGTACGCCGTGCGTCTATCCTCATGGCCAGAGCCGCCCATGCAAGAGGGCGACCACTGCCGTTGGTGTGCAGCGAAACCCATCTGCCCACGCATGACGGGAGCGACCGAGCGTGCATTGAAGGGCAAGCTGCTTGACATGCCAGTGCAACAAATATCTGCCCGTCTGCAGCAGGCCGAGATGTTGCAAACCTACATTAACGATCTGCAAGCATTAGCGTTTCAGATGCTTGACAAAGGTATTGAAGTGCCAGGCTACAAGTTGGTTGCCAAGCAGAGTCGGCGCCAGTGGGTAGAAAAAGCCAAGATTGAAGCGTGGGTGGACGCGAACAACATCAAAGACGCCTACGAGCCTGTGACAATTAAGTCGCCAGCACAGCTTGAGAAAGTCTTGAAAAAGGCTAAAATAGAATTTCCCGCTGACATGGTCGTATCTGTGTCGTCGGGCGATACGTTGGCGCCGGATTCCGATCCGAGGCCAGCGGTGCTACAAATCGGTCGTCAACTGACGGCTGCATTAAATAAACTTTCATAAGGGTAAAGTAATGTCTAATCTTGTTAATTTCAAAGGTGCAAACCTTCCAGCAGTAGCCTCCCTTAC